TTAGCTGGATATAGAGGTACACGAGACCAAAATATTGCCTCTGCTGAACAGGCGCAAAAAGCAATGGCCTTTTCTAAAGAAGCTCAACTAAGACAAATGGACTTTCAACGTGCTACAACTCAAAAACAAATGGATTTTCAAGAACGAATGTCTAATACTGCTATACAACGACGTATGGCTGACATGAGAGCTGGTGGATTAAATCCTATTCTTGCAGGAAAATTTGATGCCTCTTCACCTTCTGGTGCCGCTGGTATGGGTTCTTCTGCTACTGGTGTTGCTGCACCAATGCACAATAAAATGCAAGTAGCTTTACAAAATGCGTCTACAGCTGCAAATGTTAAAAATATAATGGCAAATACAGCTCTTACTAATGCTAAGGCTAGTTTAATTAACCCCGGTTCTAAAATTATGGATGCTTTAGGTGAAGGAGTAGAAACTGGATTAGAAACTGCTCAAGAATTAAAAGATATATTTCAGGAATATACTGGATTAGATTTATCTGAATTCGTAAGCAAAACTCATAAGAAAAAAAAAATGAAAACTGAATCTAGGCTAGGTTCAAGAGATCCTAGGGTACCTTCATATTATGGAAGGAAGGATTCGTCTGAACATTGGAAGCCTAGATATAACCCTAACTTTCTTAAAAAGATACGAATTAAATATCCTGAAAAAGCTCAAAAATATCAATATCAAAAATGGAGAAATTAATGAAAAAACAAACACAAAAAGAAATGCAAAAAAGACATGTATTGTCATCTAATTTTGAAAAACATAATATGCGTTCTGCATATTCAAAACCTAGGCCCTCACCTATTATTTGTGAAGATGGGATAACTGAGCAACATCATTCAGAAGCATGTAATGTAAATAATATTCTTGCAACCTATATGAAAACAGGGATATTACCTCCTGTTGATCCTAATGCTCAATATGGCGATTTATCTGACTTTGATTATCAAAGTATGCAAAATCAAATCGCTAATGCTAATTCTCTATTTGAACAATTACCCGATAACGTTAAAAATCGTTTCGGAAATGAGCCTTATAGGTTCCTAAATTTTGTTCAAGATGATAAAAATTATGATGAATTAGTAAATATGGGATTAGCAAATAATCCTATAACTGCTTCACCTGAAGATGAAGCTCTACCCGTCGCCGACGAAGTTCCGCAGGAACAAGTTATGAGCGACGATACAGTTGCTACTTGATACAACTGTACGGACTGGTCTATCCAGTCCAAAAATAATAAAACGACTATAAGGAGTCAAAAATGAGAAAAAGATTTAGAGTAAGTAAAAGACGTTCTAAAAGAATGTTTACTAAACATGCTGTACGTACTCATAAAAGAAATAGAGTCCGTTCAAATGCAATGCGTGGCGGCATTAGACTTTAATGCCATGCTATCACCCGATACCTGCTTGGTATCCTGATGACGGCTCTCGTATAAAATTCTCACCCCCTAATATAAAACTAGGTGGAAAAACTGTTAAATATAAGCCACACTTTCATGTACCTTGTAATGGCTGTATCGGTTGCCGAACAGAATACTCTCGCCAATGGGCGATGAGAAACTTACATGAAGCTTCACTATATGCTGATAATTCATTCATAACACTTACCTATGACAAAAAAAATCTCCCACAAGACAACTCTCTCGACAAAAAAGCGTTCCCGAAATTTATTCGGAGTTTACGTCAGAAAAATAAAGGAACAAAAATACGCTACTATGCTTGTGGTGAGTATGGCGACAATTTTGGTCGCCCTCATTATCATGCAATTCTATTCAACTACTTCCCTAATGACGTGGTTCCTTTAACAAAGGATCTTTATACGTCTAAAGAAATATCTGATTCGTGGCTTAATCAAGGTTTTATTTCTGTCGGAAATGTAACTTTCGACTCTGCGGCTTACGTGTCATCTTATGTTGACAAAAAAATAAAAGGAAAAGATAAAGTATCTCATTATATACTCTATGATCCTCAAACTGGTGAACTTGCTGAACCTAATTCATCTCATTTAGAAATACAAAATTATATAAAACGTGGTTTCAAATGGCTCAAAGAACCTGAATTCTCTCTAATGTCTCGTGGTGGACGTAATGGCAAAGGTATTGCCTATAAATGGTTCGATAAATATAAAAATGATGCCTATCCAAGTGATTCACTTCATATAAATGGTACAAAAATGAAACCACCAAAATACTATGACTCTCAATATGAAATCCTCTACCCTGAGGAAATGCAAAAAATTAAGCTCAAAAGAGCTGAGAAAATAGAGGAAACTGCTCACCTCTTTACGTCAGATTCTCTGGCTGCTGCCGAACATACTCATAAAGCTCGGCAAAAAATATATAAGAGCAGAAAACTAAAATAAGGAAATACTATGAAAATGGAACTATTCTCTATATACGACTCAAAAGAAGAAATTTATCATCAACCCTTCTTTTTACTTAACCAAGATGTTGCACTACGTCAATTTGGCGATATGGCCAATGACGAAACAAAAATCTCAAAACACCCTGAAGATTACACCTTATGGCATCTAGGGTCTTATGAGGACTCTAGTGCCACTTTAACACCATTAAAAACAAAAAAATGTATCGCACATGCTAATGAACATGTCATATCATTTGACAAGTTAAAAACTGCGTGATATTATATCACATAATATAAATTATACGAAACGGAGAGCTAATCATGAAACAACCTCGGACTCATACTAGGAATACAAGGATTGGCTCTGCCAATTATCATCAATTTGCGGAAGTACCGCATTTAAATATACCAAGGTCTACTTTTGACCGTTCTCATGGATATAAAACAACTTTTGATTCTGGATATTTAATCCCAATTTTAGTTGATGAAGCTCTCCCTGGCGATACTTTCAATACTAATATGACTGCCTTTGCTAGGCTTAGTACACCAATAAATCCCATTATGGACAATATGTATATGGAAACACATTTCTTTTCTATACCTGTTAGACTTGTCTGGGATAACTGGCAACAATTCATGGGTGAAACAGAACCGTCTGATCCTGTAACAACACCTCCGTCTGCTTATGCATATAATGTACCTCAAATGGTATCTCCTGCTGGAGGTTATCTTGAGGAAACTTTATCTGATTATCTAACTATTCCAACTAAGGTTGCATCTCTTACACATTCTTCTCTATGGCATCGTGCTTATAACTTAGTCTGGAACCAATGGTTCCGAGACGAAAACTTACAAGATTCTATTACTGTCGATACTGACAATGGGCCTGATACGTCAACTGATTATGTACTTAAAAGACGTGGTAAACGTCATGATTATTTCACATCATCATTACCATGGCCACAAAAAGGCGCAGCTGTTGACTTACCTTTAGGAACTTCAGCCCCAATTACTGGTTTAGGAAAAAAAGACCAAACATGGTCTACAACTGACTTACCTGTATACGAAACAGATGGCTCTGGAACTACAACTTATCTCAATCAACAAGCTATCGTTGGAGATGATGCTTCTAATCTATGGTATGTTGAGGAAGATCCTGATAATGCTGGTTATCCTAATATAAGAGCTGACTTATCTGAAGCAACTGCAGCAACAATTAATGAATTACGTCTAGCTTTTGCTACTCAAAGATTCTTAGAAATTCAAGCTCGAGGTGGTACTCGATATATTGAGGTTATAAAAGCTCACTTTAATGTTAGTTCACCAGATGGTAGATTGCAAAGGTCCGAATATCTAGGTGGTGGAAGTTCACCTGTTAATATATCTCCCGTTGCACAAACAACTTCAACTGATGCTTCTGGTAATACAACTCCTCAAGGTAACTTAGCGGCTATTGGTACTACTGTTCTATCTAATCATGGCTTCACAAAATCCTTCACGGAGCATTGCTTAATACTTGGTCTAGTGTCGGTAAGAGCTGACCTTACATATCAACAAGGCTTACAAAGAATGTTCTCTCGTGAAACTATCTACGATTTCTACTGGCCTTCACTTTCTAATATCGGCGAACAAGCCGTACTAAATAAAGAAATTTATGCTGATGCTTCAGCTAATGATGACCTTACTTTCGGCTATCAAGAACGTTTTGCCGAATATCGTTATAAATCTTCATCAATAACTGGAAAATTTAGGTCTAATGCTACTGCCACTCTTGATGCATGGCATCTATCTCAAGATTTCGCTTCTTTACCTGCACTTGGTAATACTTTCATTGAGGATAATCCTCCTGTGGATAGAGTTGTTGCGGTCGATTCAGAACCGCAGTTTATATTCGATTCTCTCTTTAAAATGAAATCTACACGTCCTATGCCTGTTCGTTCAGTTCCTGGTGGCCTGCACTTCTAATGGGTTGGCTTAAAGACAATATAGGTTCCCTCTTTGATTTTGGTGGTACTGTACTTAGTGGCTTAGCTGGATATAGAGGTACACGAGACCAAAATATTGCCTCTGCTGAACAGGCGCAAAAAGCAATGGCCTTTTCTAAAGAAGCTCAACTAAGACAAATGGACTTTCAACGTGCTACAAC